ATATCGATATCTTCTACAACCAAAGGTCTACCCATAACCTTATCCCGTGGGGTTCCTCCACAGATATAAGGGGCAGATGCTCCCACATCTTTTGCTGTTTGGGATAATAGTTGCAATATATCAGATAGGTTCATTAGATTCTAACGCCAGGTTGTGGTGGTGCTACTTCCACCGGCCGTTTTAATTCTGGAGCTTCTTTTATTGGCTCTTTAACCGGAGCTTCCTCAATAGGTGCGCCTGGGACTGGTGGTGCTTCTGGAGGTGGTTGCATTTCCATAACCGCCTTCTGTTGTCGTTTTTGAGCCATTGTTTCTTCGGACTTATCCAATGTATCCTGTAACTCTTCTAATTTCCCACTTCCAGCAGCCTGTGCTCCACGTAATTTAGCCAACACATCATCTATTCTGGTCAATACATATTGGTTCGAATCCAAAGATGACTTCATCGCTTCAGCCATATTTGGGAAATATGGAGAAAGACCCAAATGTTGCATCATTAAATCCACTTTAGTTAGCTTCATAGATAGCGGACGATTCTTATAAAGAACAGATATTTCTTCTAATTCTTTAATTACATCAACTATTGTTACACTTTTTAAAGCGGAATCCAAAATATCTTCAGTTGACTGTTGCACTACAGGATGTTTAGCTGGAGCCGCATGAGATGGAACATGAGGTGGAGCATTCGGAGGCGGCAATGGAGCTGGAGCCATTTGGGCAGTTTTAAAAAGATCATAGTCTTCTTCTGAGACAACTATTGACGCCTCATCATCTGCCGCGTATATTTCTTCTTTTTCTTCTTTTTCCTTAGCTTTATTAGATTGAACCCCAATGTTCTCTAAAAATTCTTCCATAGCCGCGTCAGGATCGGAAGCATCATCAGATGACACCGCACCTTCAGGTGGTCCTCCCAACATATCTAATTCTGGAGGAGGTGCATCAGAAGGACCTGGAGGGGGAGGCGGAGCATCCCCACCCCCAACCGGAGGCGGAGCATCACCGGCCGGAGGAGGCGCCCCTTGAGCAACTTTCACCATCAACGAGGCGGTTTTAACCATACCTTGGGCGCGTAATTGGTTTCCAAATCTCTCAATAACATCAACTAAAGTAGAAGCATTTTTAAACTCTAAGGTTTGTATTTTTCTCTTTAACTGATGTAAAGTAGTTAACCAAGCCTCATACTCTGCTCCTAAAAGCTTGCGAAATATAGGAGACTTATATGGATCTGTATAAATTTTCTCCGCAGAAGCAATTCGTCCCAATAATTGTTTAACAACATTAGAAAGGTCATCGGATCTTGGAATCTCTTCTACAATTTCCTCTTCTGCCGGTTGTTGTCTTGGACCCATTGGTAAAGGAACCCCACCAACCTCATAATAAACCTGCGGATCGGCGGCCAATTTATAAGATAAATGGCCCTTTGACTCATAAAAATTCAACCAATTTTTAAAATCTCGTTTTTCCATAACGTCCCATTTTTCTGTAACTTTATTAAATGCCTCTAAACCACCCATGCCTCTGCTTTTAAAAGCATAAATTTGACGCATGGACTGTACCCACTTAGATAGGTTATGTTGTTTAGAAATATGACTGAATCCATACTCCTGTGGATATGCAATTTTCTTAATAGACGCCGTCTTATCAATAGCTTCCCCTACCGCTTTATAAAAATTACAAATTGTATTAATTGGAAAATTATCACGGTTTGCATAAACAACATGTGATATTTTAGATAATTCAATATTGTTTAATTTTCTATTTAATATTTCTTTAGATAAAGTTGGGACATGTGCTAATATATAAAAAAAATCACGATAGTCTTTTTCATCATTAACACCAACGCTGCTCATTGTTGTAAATGTGCTATATAAATCAGACAAAAGAGAACCTTGATCATTTAAAGACGCCGTCTTTTTAATGAATAATTCTCTTTCTCTCAATTTATTTGCTAAAAAACTCATGGTGGTTCCTCATCATTAATTTTACTGCTAATGACTTGTGCTTCCAACATTTTTTGATCCTGGGACAATATTTGTGCCTCAGGTGATTTTAATGTAGCCATTTTAGAATTTAGTTTCTCTAAAAATCTAAAAGACATATCAGAATCAATTTCCGCCATAGTTTCTCTAATGGCATCCTGCAACATAATAGTATGTTGTTCAACTAACTGAATATTAATGTTATGTTGAACTACGGTATCAGGAGCTTCATTAACTATTTTTTGATACCTATCTGTAAAATTCAATAATGTTTCTAGCCATTTAATTAAAGTATAATCTGGCTTAAAATTTTGCGGATTTTCTTGAATCTTATCAAATACTTGCTCAACCCGCTGACGAATAATGTGCCCAGTTTCAATTAATAAACGCTTTATATCTAATTCTTTATCTGCAATTTCAACTATTCTTTCTTGATAAGTTTTATTATTTTTTAATGAATCAGATATTTCTTTTTTATTTTGTTTTACGCCAGAGATATCGTTTTGTAAAACATTATATAGATCAAGGTTATTTTCCACAAAGTCTTGAAGGATCTTTGAGGAAACTCTTAGGTGTCCTTGTTCTTTATCAGAATATTTTAATTTAAGCCAATCGGAAACATCTCTGGGTTTTATACCAGTTACCAATTTGCTAATAATCTCATCCTTGTCCGGATGAGACAATATTTTACTAAAATCAGCCACCATTATTCAACTTCTCTCCCAGAAATTCAGCCCCCGTTCAGGAGTTCCTCTCTGGTAGAGAAATTCATGTGCTCTTGAGCCCTTCCGAGGTGCTGTGTTTGATTAGACACATCGCTTCCAGGAACTACGTTCCCTTTAGCTGTAGTATATCCTGACCTAAAATCATATACCTTCTTAGTTATCGGACATTGCCAAACACCATCACCAACCCTTACTAACGATACACCTGGCATATCCGGAGAATATCTAGTGCTTAATGAAGCCTCTAATGGACGATATTTCTTCACTTTACGGTCTATTTCTTTTATTGCTTCATTTACATTAATTTCTTTTCTATGCTCTTCCCTAGCTTTAGTATACTGGTCACGGTTGGTGTCCTGATACTTGGCCCTCAAACGCTCTATTTCATCGTCTTGAGCTTTTTTGAAGGCCGCTTGTGCTTTTGGGTCAGCACCTATAGTAATTAAAATTTCATCCAAAACAGACGCTTGTTTCATTAAAACTGGATCGCCTGTCTCATCTAACGCCTGTGCTAACGCTCCTAACTCATCAATGTCCTGTTCATTAACCATCTCTGAGTTTTGCTCAAAAATCTCCAACGCTTTTTTTATATTATCGCCAGCATACAATAACTCCCCAGAAAACTCGTTTAAACTATCATTATTCAAATACTTTTCGGCAGTTTGCATTAATTCGCCATCCTGTCCAAGAATAGCTAAAATTTCATTAATTTTACTAATTAATTGTTCCTTCATTACATCCCCATTATGATTTTAGCATTCATGAATCCACCGGCAAATCCTTCTTCCGTGTTTTCCATATGCTGACGATATTTGGCCTGAACATTTCCATTGCTATCTACATATACCTTATCAACCGGAAGGCCGGTAGTTGCCTCTACTACATTTCCACCAATCTTAATGGTCCTAATATTTGGAGCCGCCTCGGTCTTAATCTCTCCATTAGCCGCCTGCATATAGATATCAAAAGCATACTTGGTAGCTCTTTCGTCTCCAGTAGAAGCTAACGCAGACAAAGCCTCTCCAGCACGCTTTATGTCCCCAGCTTGGCAACTAGCCTCCACCTCTCTAATTAACTCAGCAGGATTCGAAACATCATATCCAAGCGCCAAAGCAGACGCCTTTGTATCGCTGGCCCCCATTGCATTCTTAATCCCAGATCGGCTAAATTCCTCAATCCCACCAGCAGTTATAACCATAGAAGGTTGAGTAACTTTGCTATTTACAACTTTAACCGGAACCTTGAACCCAACCCCACCAACCGATACAGCGTAAATAATGCTATCGTTGGTTACATTAGCTACCTTAATCTGAGCGTTGCTATAACCAAAATCCGTTAATTCTTTACGAATCCAGTTACCACCCATATTAACAGCGGTCTTGCTAAATATAAACTCTGCTTGACCAGCTACCGATCCCAACCGCTCAGCAAAAGAACTAGTTTGCTTAAGCTCTGGTAATTCAACTCCCTTCGTCTCAGCATCAACTTTTTGATATAATATCCCGTCCTGCGTAATCCCATTCTCACCAGTCTTTGCTTTCAACAGCATAACGGCACGATCCACGGAATTTAATTCAGAAGCCACTTTCTTGCCAGCCATCATATCTAGAACTTTAGTTTCCTCTACGGTCCCAAACTTAGCTTTCTTAATTATATTAAATATTTGATTTGCATCAACCCTAAACGACTTTCCAGCAGTTCTCTCAATATGAGAAGCCACATTATGTTCGGTCAAATTTTCAAATCCAGCCGGAGTCAAAAACACATTAGGAACCACAGCATTACCAGCAGAAACCTCTACGGGAATAAGTACGCTACTACGACCACGAGGAGTTTCATAAGTGGCCTGACATAAAATTGCATATTCTCTACCATCTACGGCTTGAACAGTGGGATCGCCAGGAAGCGATGCCTGCACTAGTTTCTCAGCCATTTTTCCCACTCTGGGATCAAATCCTTTATAACCAGCACCATTATTAAAAAGAGACTCAAATTCAGAGGCAAGTTTCTGATCTACGTGCCTGGAATATAAATCATTAATAGACTCACCTTCTCTTGGAGAGCGGGTGGTTTTAGGAGCTTCTGGTAAGTTGGTATCTTTTACACCAATTTCTTCGGTTAAATAAGAAGCACACTTGGTATTAGAAGTCCATAAGTGATCATACACTCTTTTTAGTTCGCCACGAGAAATTAATTGACCACCTTGGGAACCTGCCCTCTTATTCAAAAATGACGCCATTTGAATAATTGTATGGTCATGTGGGTGTTGTTCTGCGGCTTTATTCAAACGTGTTGCCAATCTTGCTGTAAAAAACTTATCCGTAGCAGCTAACTTATTACTAAGCTCGGCCACAAAACGTTTGAGATCCTGTATGCTTCTATTGTCCATATAAGTTCCTATTATTCAGTTAATTCTGGATACTTCCTCAAAATTCGGGCCTTTTCTACACCTGAAAGTTCATCAAGCAACATGTCTTTAAATTGCGAATCGGATGCTAATTTAATTGATGCCTGCTTACAAATTGCTGAAATATCCACACTGGCACCAAACTTATCTGATGCAATTGCTGTAATTGGTTCACCTTTGTAAAAAATATTAATCATATCACCACGTCTACTGGGAACCACGTCCCACGAAGAAGTGGATGTCATATTTTGAGAATCTTCATAATCATATTTGGCAACGATTACATCGCCATCATCTGTGTTTTGGATTTCCCAAAGTCCATCAATATCATCATTTGCATCCATAAACCTAACGGTCCCAAAAGCCACTTTTTCCAAACGATGTTTCACATCTTCGTATCGAAATGCCTTTGGTTTTTCCAAGTTTATTTCTAATTGATTATAATCTATAGAGTATTTATCCATAACTCTCCACATATCGGGATTTATAAGGAATCCAGTAGCCTTTAAAAATAATACCCAAAAAATAGTAGAACTTAAAAAAAAGGGACCAGGGCTCAATACCCAGTATCTGACTGTATTTCTCTTAATCTCTCTAAAATGTCCTGTATTTCAGGATCCACCTCTGACAGTTTTTGTATCTTACGCCTTGCTCCACCATAAATACGCCTTCCATTTCTATAATCGCAATTTCCATTTATTGACTTAGTAATGCTAGATTGGTTTACATTTAACTTTTTAGCAATCTCAGTTTGAGTAAGTCCATCACAATACAGAGTAATTACTTCTTTTTGCCTTGGGGTTAATTTAGTATTAACAATTCTCCAGAAGGCTAACCGCAATTGTTCTTTAAGCTCTTTTTCCTCATCATTATAACCAAAAGGATTAAGTTGCGCACCAATTCCATCAGAATCCGCAACCTCAGTTAACATTTCAGGAGAACAAGGTGATTCTACTAATACCCACTGGTAGCGATCTGACCTGTTTTTACTTCTATCCATGATTCCTCCTAATAACAATTCCGTCTGTAATTTCTTTCTTCCTTTCCAAAAACACAGACGAATTGTTGTAAATAAATTTTGCTAAATTAAAACATTGAACGTTGCCGGCATAAATTAATCTATACTGACCATTATGTAAGCTTGGTTTGTTTTTAGTTTCTCTGCCAATTATATTATCAAAGATCTCCTTTGTGCTATTTAAAAATGGTTCGGTACCACATACGGTTAGCTCATGTTGGCCAGATTTACTCTTGTACCAACACCCGTCCCCATCTAAATACCCCCTTATGAAATGATTACATAATTCGTGATCTTTAATAAATTCTGGAAATATATAATTAAATGATTTTCTGCAAACAATATTAAATCTATCTAATGATTTTATAAGATCTGCGTTTTGTTTTTGCAAACTGCATTTATAATGTGTTTTCTCTCCTTTTTTGCAGGAAAAGCGTCTAACATTTGAATTAATGTATTTGCCTAATTTTTCTAAATGATCTACGTCTTTAGCTGATAGATTAATTTGAAATGTTTTATAAGTTCCATATTTACACTTATGATCAAAAACACAGCCATCAGCAGCTATGAACCCGGCCCAATAAAACGATTCTTCTGTATTCTCATCAAAAAACATAAATTGTCCATAAAATACCCTATTCCAATAACGAGTGGTCGTGATTATTTCTTAGGTATTCATCAATATCTTTATAACAATCCGACAAATGAATTGAAGAGATATTTGCCAAATCTCCATATCTCTTCAAAATTTTGTTTCTTTCACGGATTCCAGCAAAATCATTATCAAGCAAAAGTTTTATATTATTCGTATAACGGTTTATTAAATTAAAATGAAACTTAGTAAAAGCGGAACCTCCCAAAGCAACAGTATTCCTAAAACCATAACGATGACAAGTTATACAATCAAATTGTCCTTCAACAACTATTACTGAATCTTTTTCTAAAATATAATTTTTTGCCTCATATATTCCAAAAAGATTCATTCCTTTTAACATTGATGTGTTTTTATACTTAGATATTGTTTTATCATCGCTTATTCTTCTACCTACTAACCCCACAATGTCTCCATAAACATTCTTATAAGGCATTACTAAATTTTGATCAGACAACACCCCATGATAAATGGTTTCAGAACAACCACTATCATAAATAAATTTTTTATATACCAAACCTAATTTTTCTAATGTCTCATGTGGTATAAATTGAAATAATAAATTAATGTTGTCATTATTGGGGAAATACCCAAAAGAGAACCCATTAATATCATTTGGGATGCGGGTTTTTAAATAATTCCTAACGGGTTCTGCGCAATCCGAATGTTTTAATAAAGTTAAGCATACACTCATAACTTCGGCAAATAATTCCGATCTACGAATTACATCATACGAAAAATCTCTTAATTCCAATTATTTGCCTTTACCCAGCATTAATCGCAACATTTGCGCCACTGGAGGAGGTAAGTTCTCTATTTGAGATCCACACCTAGAGCATGTAATAGCCCCCTGTGGAGTTACTGCTGGTTGCGCAACTAAACCACACGAAGAGCATTTTACAGCATAAGCTTGATTAGATTTTTGCGTCTTTGTAGTCTGTCCCAAAGACTTTAACTGTATTTTCATAAATTGAGTAACGCTCTGTATTGGCTTTCCACAACTACTACAAATAACCTCATTTGTATTAATATTTAACAGTGGTTCCATCGAATCATAACAACCTTTATTATCACAAGTAATTAGTATTCCCATATTAACTCTCCAATTCTAACAACTCTATCAATTTAGTAGTATCTTTAGGATACTCCACATCTACATTTACTATATGACTACCTATATATCCAGGCCCATATCCTGACATCCTTAATTTGACTCCATTCTTAGTATTTTGATTTATTTTTAATGTAACCTCGCCTTTAATTGTTTTAACTTTAATATTAGTTCCCTTTAAAGCATTAAGTAAAGATATTGTAACGTCAGATTCTATATTTTGTCCATCATCACTAAGACGCATATCATTATCTTTTTCTACATGAATGCGCAGAATAACATTACCATATACATCATTAACACCAAATGGAGAACGCATTGATCCTTTAAAGTGGCCCGAGTTAGACATTTCAATAATTTGACTATCGCGCAAACCAAAAGGAAGTTTAATTTCTGTATCAATTACTTTCTTTATAGTTCCGGTTCCATTACATTTATCACACGGGGTACTTTCCTTGCCGGAACCGCTACACTTTGTACAGACCTCAACAACCTGCATAGGCCCGTTTCGTCTAATCTTACCGCCCTTTCCTTTACAAGAAGGACACGGTTGGTGCCCAATATGAGCACATTCTCCATTACACATATCACATTTCATAAATCTATCATAAGTAATTTTCTTATGAGATTCTATAACAGATTCTAAAAATGTTAAGTTTATATCAATAATTGGGGC